GTTATTCCTATTGTAAATGCTTTTCCAGCTTCTTCATTACTGATAGCTATTGTGATATTTCCTGCTGGCATTGTGATTTGAAAGTTTTGTTTGTCCTCTACGTCCAGGGTGTCAGTTGCTCCTCCTGCTGGTGTACTTGTAACTGGCGTTCTAACGCCCGTCATATATGTACTCCAGTCGTCAAATTCGGTAGCTGGTGCAACCATTCTAACCTCCTCTGCTGTTGTATGAGCATTTGAACTAGCGGCGTGTAATACATTAGTTGCTGTTTTAGAAGTTATTTTTACAACTTCATAATTACCATTTATATCTGTAGCGTCCATAGCTAGATAAAAAGGTGCGTCTATTGTTGGTATAGAGTCGAGCGGAGTTGTTGTTACTCCTGCTGATGTGTTGCTAGAAGGGTTAGTAGCGAAATTATTTTGATGGGAAATCATTGTTTTTTTTTAATTATAAAGTACCTGGTTGATATAAATTGTTTATTTCTTTGTAGTTGATGTCGATTCCATTCATCTCCCACCCTTTCGTTCCTGTGTTGTCTTCTATTTCAACTTGAATATTCCTACCCAACTTGTTTATTGGCATTTTAATAAAAATACCTCCTCCAGTATCCGAAACAGTTATAGAGCCAGAACCAACTCCAATCATTTCAGTTCCAATCGAGCCAATCCCTATCCCTGCAGTTCCAGTTGCTCCAATCGTAACCGTTCTAGTCTTTGCCAAAGTTCCGTCAACATAAACCGAAACAGTTATCTCTCCTGGGGTTTTACCTACATAAATTTCAGTATCTAAAAAGAATTTCACTTGAGCGTATTTATCCATCGCTATCTTCTTTCCTAGAAAATCAGTAACTATTGTATAGCCTGCATCGCTTTTGGAAGTGTCATCAAAATAGTATATAGAGCCGTCAACCGAAGAACCAAAGTAAAGTTTAGTTTCCCCGTCTGTGTCTTTAAAGGTAGTAAAGCAATTAGCACCTGTTGGGCTTCCGTTAAGATCTGTCATCTGCCATTCCCACCAGCCAAGTCTTTGACGGTCATAAACTAATACGGTGTCGTTAGTTGTTCCACCTCCTGCTGTATAAGAAAGGTAGTAGTGATTGTCGTGGTAAATTCCAACAACATCATCTAGCCTGCTTTTTTGGATTTGTTTTATTCTTGCGTCAACTCTAAGAGAAATTATATTAGTTCTTATTTGGTCAACTACATTAGGCTCGTATCCAGTTGCATAAACTCCAGCTTCATTAAACATAAAGTTATCGTTCTCTACTGTGTCGATAGTGGCGTGAGCATCGCAACCTCTTGCTGGGTCTACTAATTCTAAGTTAATAAGTTGATATTCATCTGAGCCTACATAAGCTCTCCACAAAGACCTTTCCTTAACTGGGTATAAATAATCCTGATGTTTAAAAAATCCAGTCATATTTGTTCCGTCATCTTTATTCACATATACAGAAGTGGCTAAAGGGTTTCCAGTTGCATCATAAGTAAAGTTTCCAATGTTAGTGTCTGTTCCGCTCCTATAAAGTCTTGTTTCAAAAGAAGGGTCGCCAGAAGCCCACAAACAACTCTTATAATAAATCATCCACGAGGCAACAACTGAATTGTCAGTATCTTCTCTCACTGCTCCGTCAAAGTATCTAATCTTTTCTGTTCCGTTAGCTATGAATAGTTTTCCTGCCGCTTGAACAAAGTCTGTTTTCTTTCCCGAAGTAAATGAAGCACAAGAAGCTGTTGTCGCTGATAAAGCAACGCCAGCACCAGTCTCAACGCTGTATAATACCCCGCCACTCATTGCTACTAGCTTTCGTTCTGTTCCATTAACATAAACTCCTAGCCCATCTATTGGGTTTCCTCCTGCTATTGTGCAAAGTTTTCCTATTCCAGGACGTTTAGCAACTGAGTTCTTTCCAACAGCCCAAACATTATACCCGTCTGTGCATTCGTTATTTGAAATCATAGTCGGTCTAGTAAAGGTATTCACTCCCTTCCCTAAGTCGTCTAATTGTAAATTTTTAATTGCTTTTTTCTTAGGCATTTGTATTGAAAGTAAAGGCTAAATCGCCATTATTAGTTATTCCATCACCAATCATTTCTATAATTCGAGCTTCGGCTTCTCCTAAGGATTGGTTAGCGTCTTCGAGGGGATCTGTTTCGGCTTGTCTTAACTTCGCATAAGCGTAGATTGCTACTGCCATTGGGTCTGGGATAATACATTCGTCTGTATTCAAGGTTAAAGGAGCGAGATTATACACATAATAAACTGTAAAAGTGTCGTCTTCTGGGGTGTTAAGAGAGTATCCGTCTTTATGGTTTCCTTTTAACCAGTAAATATTGCCAGTTAAACCATTTGCGTTTTCTTTGTCTATTTGAGCAATAACAACGTCATCATTTATGACCTTTTTAATCGAAACAAAGTCATCAGGAAGGGCAATCGTGCCGGAGACAGTTGTTAAGTCAGTATCTTTGACTAATTTAAGTCTATCAGCGATATAATCTTGAGCGTTGTTTAAAAGCCTTGTCCAATAAGAAAGGGTCGAGGTATCAGTCGGAAGAGTTCCGCTGTCGTGCTTGTCTGCGATAAATTGTTGTAAATCTAAAAGTGTTTTTTTTGCGTACATTTGTTTTATTAAAATTCTTAATAGTATCGGCGAGACTCTACAACCCACCAATACTATAAAAAACTCTACTGGGCTAAAAAGTCATCTTTACTTTTTTTAGCTGTGTAGAGTTTTTCTAATATGTTGATGTAACCGACTATTTTATTAAGTCGCTTTTGAAAGTTCAGGTTACTTGATTCTATCACACTTTCTAAACTTTGTAAAATTTCTTTATAGTTTTCTGTGGTGTTGGCGAGTTCTTTTCGCTCTATTTGAGACTTTACGTATTTATCTACTTTTGAGATAGGCATTTTCCACTCAAACTCATTATAAATATTGTGAGTGTCGAAATACTCATTGACGTATTTTTTCTTGTTCTCCTCCTCCCATAGGTTGACATCGCTCTGTGTGGTGTCTGTGTCGTCCATAGGCTTCTCTTCGGGTTGAATAGGTGCAATCGTACCAGTTGGCTCTTTGGCTTCAATTTGGGCAGGTTCTGGGGCTACTGACTCGACTACTTTCTCTCTAAATACTTCCATAAAACTTTTTTATCTTTTTACAAATATTTTTTATATCTTTTTTAGTGATTTCTAAATGCATTGGTAAACTGATAATCTCCTTAAATGCTTTTTCAGTATTTGGTAAATCTGCATTTGGGAAAATATCATAATGGCTTAAAGGCTTGTAGTGAACTCCAGTTCCGATATCAAATTCAGCTAAATAATCAATCAATTCGTCTCTCTTTTCGGCTCTTATCGTGTATAAGTGCCAAGTTGAACTGCTAAAAGGTCTTTCAATTCCAGTCGGCAAATACTTATCATACCAACTAGCCAATTTAAATCTGTATTCGTTGTCTTCTTCTAAAGTCTTTAATTTCTCAAGTGCAATTATAGCTGTAATATCATTCATGTGAGCTTTAAGACCCTGAGAAGTAATAGAATAATCCCAATTATACTTCTTTCCGCTTCGTTCAAATGTGCTTTTATCTATTCCACACCATGCTAAGGCTTTTGCTTTCTGATATAAAGCCTTTGAGTTCATCGTTATCATTCCTCCATCTCCTGCGGGAAGGTTCTTGACTGCGTGAAATGACCAACAGCTTACAACGCCTTTATGTTTTACCCCTGAAGAGTGAGCCATATCATAAATAATTCCTTCTCCTGATTGGTTTCCAGCATACATTACTTGAATATCAGCCTTTGGAGTGCATAAGCTATCATCTATATCGACAAACTCAATGTCATAACCTGCATTTAATGGTGCTAGTGCAGAGGAAACGAAAGTAAAAGCAGAAACTTTAACCGGGTTAGGTAGTTTTACTAACCTACAAGCGATATCTAGTGCTGATGTGCAACTGTTAGTCGCTACTGCATATTTTGCTCCAGTAAATTTAGCCCATTTCTCTTCTAATTCAGCCACTTTGGGACCTTGACCAATCCAGCCAGATTCTAGAATTTCTCCTAATTCTTTTTTAATTCGCACTATCTGAATTTTTGTGAAATGTGGTCTTAAAACATTCATAGAGTTATTTTAATACTTGTTAACCTCATCTTTGAACTCTTTAAATTCTTTCTCTGTCATTGATATTTCCGCATCAAAACTAGGAGAAGAAGAGTAGAGCAAAAAGTCAACAATAACTTCTTTATTATTATATTTCATCTCTCTCTTAACTATGTTCAAATTTTTACCTATAACATCAAATTTTTGTAATCTCATTTTTTTATTCCGTTAACGATAAATCTTGGTATATCTCTATGTTCAAAGTACTTTATTAATTACATTCTTCCATTGTTCAGCTATTCTTTCAGCTTTAAATTTTAAGGCGTATTTCCTAGCTTTGTTTATATCGCTTTTATTATGGGTTGGTTTTATCTGTGAACCTTCTGTTATTAAATACTTTTTACCTAGTCCAGCTTCTTTCATAGCCTTAATATAGTCTGGCATTGCTGAAGTATAGGTTGGTAATCCGATAGCCCAGTTCTTCAATAACTTGTGCATTCCTTTAACGTCTTCAAATCTTCTCTTTGGTAAAAAATGAACTCCTAAATCACATTCTGCTAAATACTTGTCAACCATCGCTAAGCTCCAAGGTCTTGATTGAGCTTCTTTCGTATAATAACTGCCCCAATCTGATGAAGTGACTAATCTTAAATTCATATCTTCAGGAATTTCTAA